TCAGCAACAGGCAACCTCTCAATCAAGTCTTCCAGCTTCATTCCAGATTCTTAAAGTTCACATACACAGGCCGAACAGACCTCCGACGGCCATCCAACCTCTTCAACGCCCCCAACTCCACCAACCTGTCCACTATCTTCTTCGTATTCCCCAACCCCATCTTCCCCCGCACATACGCTATATCCCTCAACGAAGGCGCAAACCCATACTTCTTCCACCACTCATCCACCACCAAAAACACCTCCCTCTGCGCCGGACTCATACCCACCTCCAACTCACCCCTATCCCCCCAAACACGCCTCATCTCCTTCGCCCCAACCACCACTTTTGGCCGACGAATCGCGCTTTTGTCTTTCAAAATCAACAACTTAGCACCCGCTTCTTCAACCATTTTGTGTCATCTGGTAACGTTACCACCCCATCACGGAAAATCAAGGACTTACGAGCGTTTCCTAAAGCACTTTATGTCATCTGGTAACGTTACCACCCCCATCTATGGTACCGGTTCAAAAAGATGACGGGGGGGGTTCGCCAGAATCGAGCGGTGTAGGGGGGGTTGGGGCAGAAATGGACGGGGGAGGTGACACTTCGGACGGGATAGTATGTCCAATGACCTGGGACTCCGCTGCGTCAGGCGCGGGGGTGGGGGCTGGGTGGGGGTCTGCCGCCGCCGTTTCGGCACTGCCCGGGCCTGATTCCGCCGACAATTCCGCCAGTAGATCGTTTGCTTGCGATTCCACAATGGTGGCGTCCTCCGCATTGTCGTGGATTAGCCGCTTTAGTTCGGCCATTACATTTGCTTTGGCATCGGCACTACTGGATATCGTTTTAATCTCTTTCCGCTCAGTAAATGCGGCAACCTCAGTAACTGTGCCCAATACCTTTGCCGCCGCGACTTTTACTGAATCCTTCGTTTCCGGGTTAATTACTACTGAAACTAGGGATTGGATTACCAATTCTCTTAAAGCGGCAGGGGTTCGGTATCTCGCGGCTTCTATTGCGGCTTCGTATGCTTCGACCTCAGCCCTGATTCTTTCGTCGCGTGCCAAGAGGTAAGGTTTGGACACTAGGGTGTTGCGACTGGCGTCTGCTTTGTATGCTGTTCTGTAGGCGTCAGCCTTAGTGGCGCCCTTTGCCACTTCTAGGGCAAACCTCTTTTGCTTTGCTGTTAGTTCGCGGGAAACATCTTTTCCTAGGATGGACTCCATAGGGACTGTCTCTAGGCCTTCCCTTATTTGCTTTCTTGTTAGTTTGCTCATGTAGGACTGTTGCCCTTCGGGCTTGCGTTAGTTGCGGCCCTCATCATAGGGGAACAAACCCGGAACATCAAGCCTGGCTATCGATTCCGCCTTCCCGATAGCACCAGGCACTATCAGCACCCAGCATCCGATTGCAACAATCAATTGGACACACTCTGTGCACCACATAGGATAGCGACTGTCCTATCACCTACATGGAGTGTCTCTATGCTTACCCTTGACTACATCCAAGACCCGGGTCACGGATGGATAGCCGCCGATATCCATTCCCTTCGTGCCTACGGACTGACGGACAAAGTGTCTGCCTATTCCTACCGTGACGGAGATACGGTTTGGCTAGAAGAAGACTGTGATGCCGGACTCTATATCCGCGCCCTTCAGTCCGCCGGAGTCGCCTACCGTATCAAAGAAACACACACAAACCGTGACGCGTTTGTCCGCCGCCTTCCCCGTTTCCACGCCTAACCCGGAGCCGCACCATGAGAACCTACAACCCTTGGCGATTCGAAGAGTCCACGAAGACCATCCGTAGCATCCCTCAAAACCATTGGATTGCATCAATGGATTCGTGGGATGGTGCAGAGAACCATGCCGCAAATGCGCGACTGATTGCCGCCGCGCCTGATTTACTGGCGGCTCTTAGCGCAATGCTCGAAAACTGGGAATTCGGCGGATTGAAACCCTATCCAATCGCGCAAGTGCGCGCCGCTATCGCAAAGGCCACAACCCAACCCGGAGCCACAAAATGATTCGCATCAGCATTTTCGAGACAACCTACGAACCCGCAGAAGATGACGATACCGACTATTGCCCTGATGGGCGGACTCATGGAGTAGCGGAGGATAAGCCCGTTACCTTCCGGGAACTAGTCGGACTGTTGCGCGAATACGCGCACCCTTCATGCCATCCGGCCCGAGGTGAAACCTTTGAATGGCTATCCACAGAGCCGGAACAGGACTACATGACGGGTGAATGGACAGAGAGAACCATTCACTTCTCACACAAGAACAGACCTCATCAGTCCCGTTACTGGCGGCTTGCCATGAAAGCCGCAGGATTCGTTCGCTAACCACAAAACCGGAGAGTAACCATGCAAACCATACTGTTCGCGATTCCGCCGCGCCGCCTGAACAAAGCACGTGCCGAATCCATTACTGGCAGTCTAGGCAAACCGTCAAAAATGCCCGGGCTTGCCTATGGAATCTCTGCCAAAAAATGTAATGTTGGCGGAAAACTAGCCCTTGTCCCGGGTTCGGTTTGTGCGGACTGCTATGCCATGCGGGATAACTATTCTTACCCGTCAGTCCAAGCCGCTCACGAAAAACGGTTTTCGGGTCTGTCGTCCATATCGTGGGCGGATTCAATGGTGTTTCTAATCCGCCGCTCAGGGGAAACCTATTTCCGTTGGCATGATGCCGGAGACCTTCAATCCTTCCAACACCTACTGGATATCGTGCGGATTGCGGAATCCTTGCCTAGTGTGGCGTTTTGGCTACCTACAAAAGAAAAGGGCCTGATCTACCGCTACCGCGAAGTGTTCGGAGACTTTCCGCCGAACCTATGCGTGCGACTGTCGGGCGCGATGATTGACGGGAACCCTCCCGCATATGACGGGAACACTTCTACCGTACACAAGGCAAACGCGCCTATCGGTTCCGAGTGTGAAGCATACACGCGCGGCGGAAAGTGCGGAGAGTGCCGCGACTGTTGGAATCGCGATATCAAAAATGTGTCCTATCCGAAACACTAAGGGGTAAAAAATGAGTACAACCTACACCATAACCGAAGGGGCTCTAGTTCAGATGTATCACGGCAGACCCTGCCGAGCATGGGATCTGCCCGAGCCGCCTGCCAGTATCGCTAGCGTTTCTGTTGACGATTTCGGCGGGAATTGTTTCTGCGCTGTAATAGTTCTAACCGATGGCAGAACCGTTACGATTCCAGAATCCGGGCCCGTTCAAGAAGAAAACCCGGATCTTGCATTGATTTATTCGTCCCTCGATGCCGCATGGGAGTGCGAACCGGATCAAGAATTGCGGCTAATCCATCAACCCTGAACAAGTAAACAACGGAGAGTAACCATGAAAATCGAATTGAAAAATGTAAAGCATTCAGAGTTTGCAAGCCGCGAGACGGACTGTTTTCAAGCGTCCGTATATATCGACGGGAAGAAAGCCGGAACTGTCCAAAATGACGGGCATGGTGGATGCAATTACTACGAACCGTGGGAATTGGCAGACACTTTAAACGAGTATGCAAACACTTTGCCGCCTATCCGTTATGAGTACAACGGAGAAGAAAAAACCATTCCGGAAGAAGCCGATACGGTTATCGGAAACCTTCTTAATCAACATTTGCGACTCAAGCGACAGAAGTCACTATGCAAGGGCAAAACCGTGTACAGAATCCCGGGACACGACTATAAGGATGATGAATGGCACATTATCAAGAAGCCATTCGACCCGACCCTCAGAATGTACCTTGTCGGGCGATACGGCGCAGGGATTCGATTCCTAAACGATCAGGTGGGCGCATGAGCACAGAAGATCGACGCAAAGGGGCTATGGATTTGCTCGGCGCATTGTTCCTAGCCATGTGTGTTTTCCTGCCAGTTTTCCTATGGTGGATTGGAGTGATCAAGTGAAGCATTCAGAACACAAGTACCTAGACCTAGGCTACCGATTTGAGAAGGCCCGGACTCCAGCGGCCACCAGGTCGGTTGCAGCGGAGATCCGCGCCTTGTTGGAGTCCGAAACCATAGAAGACAGGGCGCAAGCCCGACACCTAGTTGAGCGTGGGCGACAGGAAGCCCGGGCAATACATTGAAAAGGGGTGACTCAATGTTTACCGTTCGCATAACTCATCAGGGAGGGGAGTCGAAAGACTTTCCCCTTGAGATATACAAGAGTTCCATTTTCGTGGGGTCTGAATGGATACCCTGCGGCAGTTTCTTCGTGCCCGAAGAAGCAGAGGAATACATGGGATTGGAAGGGGAAACCATCGTCTATGCATTCCATGAAGGCCGTGTAACCCGCGACTGTTTGGATGATGAAGCAACTGGCTATCTTTCGTGGGAGTTGCTACTGGATGGCAAGCCCTGCACACATGAAGAATTTTCTATTGCAATGATGACAAAACTCGGAGCGCCGACCTATCGAATCCCCAGTAACCTCGACCACAAGTATCGCGGATGCGGTAACGGGGTAGTTACTTTGGATAAGACAAGCAAGAAAGTATTGGACTTTTCCTACACGGATGAAGACTTGAAACCGATTGAGGATCAGAACATTGAGATGTGCAAGGACGCGGGGAGAAAGATACAAGAAGACGATAAGACCGTAACCTATCGCGCCAACTTTTCCTCATACCAAATCTGTCTGTATTGACCATGAGCGCATACAAACAAGGCTACCTAGCCGGATATCACTTTGGGGATATCGCGCCCGACCCTACCTACAGGGGTGAAGAACTGCGCCAGTATTGGCGTGGGTTTGAACAGGGCGAGATTGACCGAGCAATGGGGACATTCAACGATGGAGCAAAAGATGAAAGACAACCTGGTGCAACTGGTTCTGCGGCCCAGCAACGATAACGACTACCTACACGCGGCGTGGATGATGGAAGAAGGTGGAAGTTTTGCCGCCGCCATTGGCGATGCGTATATCGCAGCCGATCCTCAGAACCGGGCACGACTACGGGCCGCGTTTCCGGATCTGTTCACACAGTTCTACAACAAATGGGTAAACAAATGAAATACACATTGATCATTGGTGATGCCGCAACCTATGAGGAGGGCGGGATTCATCGCACCGACTTCCAAACTGTTGACTTCATCGCGCAATATGCCTATGCGGATGCCGCCATCAAGGATGGTGAGCGTGCGATTACTGGCGCATACGACACCTATGTCATTCCCGAGTTGTACAAGGGAATCATCACCTTCAACGCAGGAGAAGCACCATGAAACTATACGAAGTGGAAATGTGCCGAACTTCATATGTGACCGTGACCGTCGAGGCCGAGTCGCAGGAGGAGGCTAAAGATAAAGCATGGGAGGAGGTGACTTCCGATGGAAGTTGGGGCACAAACCTCCACGCCAAATGGGGCATCGAATCCGTTGAGGATGTAACGGGAGAAGAAGCATGAAGATTAAGACCAACGAACTGAACGAAGCCGCTCTTGATTGGCTGGTGGCGAAGTGTGAGGACACGCTGTTGGATTCGACGCTGTACCAATACTCAACAGATTGGGCGTGGGGTGGCCCGATCATTGAGCGGGAGGGGATCCGACTTCACAGAAGCCACACGGGTAATTGGTGGGCAGGCCCTGAGTCCGATCCGCATCGTCCCGTTTCAGGCCCCACGCCCTTGGTCGCCGCCATGCGGTGCTATGTAGCCTCGCGCTTGGGCGACGAGGTAAATGTGCCTGATGAACTGGCAGAAGGAGCAACAGCATGAAGATCAAGCCGGGAGAACTGAACGGCGCTGCCCTCAACTGGGCGGTGGCAATGTGCTTCGGATGGAAGTGGAAGGCCGACGAAAAGGGCGTAGTGTGGTTAGCCCGACCCGATCCGAAAGCGATGAGGCAGGTGATCAACGCTACATCCATGCGGGTCATGCGGTTGAGCAACTTTCACCCGATTGCAAACTGGTCGATGGTCGGGCCGATCATTGAGCGGGAAAAGATCGACCTATCTTTCATTGGGCACGAAATCAACGGGTTCCAAATATGGCGAGCCGAAAAATTGGGTGTATGGGGAGAACAAGGATTCACTCCCCTAGTCGCCGCCATGCGGTGCTATGTGGGGTCGGTGATGGGTAATGAAGTGGAATTGCCGGAAGCATTGGCAAAAGGAGCAACAGCATGAAAACCTACGAAGTGGAATACCGCCGCACCTCATACATCACCGTTACCGTGGAGGCCAACTCGAAAGAGGAGGCCGATGAGAAGGCATGGCAGGAAATCGAGCATAACCGCGCCGATATCAACGATGCCTGTTGGGAACTTGAGTTGATTCAAGAGGTAGAAAATGAAGCCGGATAAGAAGCAAGCCCTTGTCTCGGCCTACCTCATGGGAGCCAGAGCGCGGACGCATGAGGACATGGTGGCAGCAGTCCGTCTGTCCAAAGTGTTGGAAAGCGCCCTCACCCCACGGGAGGTGGATGAATGCAAACTCCAGGCGGAGTTGGAGTTAGACCCGATGCGGGAGTATCATGGGTTCGATGGATAAATCCAAAACCTTCTTCGGCATCTACATCTACGAAGATGAGAAGGGACACCTTCGCATCCAAGCAGACCACTACGGGCCGGGAATGAACTCTTACACCCTCGGCATGGAGTTGCTGGGCAGAGTGCTTGACTGTGAGATGCACAACCCGGAAAGGGTGAAGGTCGAGCCTCTAGCCTACCTTCCGCGTCCGCAGTAGTTTGTCCAACGCCATCGCAGACCTGAGTAGGCCAACTTCTCTCTGCATATCGTTGAAATCGTGCCCGACTGTGGGAGGCAAGAAATAGGGGAAGCCAATCCGTTTCGCGGATTCTTCCCCTGTTTTGCTTTCGTCGTTGTCCGCTACCACAAAGCCGGGGCCATGCACTAACGCGACTTTTTCCATGTTCCCTGCCGAGAAGCAGACATGGAGGGTGTACTGCTTCTTCAGAGACTTCAGAGCAGCGCGGATTGAAAGTGCCGTGGCGTAGCCCTCGCAGTAGATGTGCGGCCCCTTGTTGTCGAAGACGAACTCAGCCTGTGAAGTCCGTTGCCCGAACAGAAACTTCTTGCCGCCCTCCTGATCGATCAACTGGCAACCGACCAACTTCCCGGCAACCCGCATGGGGATCACCAAGGTTTGCTTGCCATCGGCGGGTAATACGAAGCCGATCTGATCCTCGAAACCCTTGGCCTTGAGGTAGTCATGTCGGGCTTGATCGCACCTGTCCATGATGAACTGGGCTTTCTGTGCCGCTTCCCGCTGCCGCCGCTCGGTATCGTCCTGCGCCTTCTGAACCACGCGAGCCAGTTTCTCAGGATCGAAAGTGGTGGGCTTATCCGACTTCCATACAGAAACTTCTGTCTGCGTAGCATGGTTCTGCACGAAGCCATGATCGCCCATGAACTTGACCGCGCCGTTGCGCTTGTGCGGGTGATCGTCTGTTGGGAATCGCTTCCAAACCCCCAAGGGGGGCACGCTGTCAATCAGGATGCCGTGGGCACGGCAGAACTGAACGAACTCCATCAGTAACCCTTCTTGATCCTGTTGATGTAGGCGCGAAGCCTTTGCTTGATGAACTTCTCAATCTCGGGAGAGGGTGCTTTGGGATGAGAGTGAAGACCTCTAGGCCACACGCCAAACTTCTCCCGGTAGGTGTGAGCAGCACGCCCGTTCGACCATCCCTGATACTGGATGTACCAGTTGAGCATCGACCACCAGTCCTGCTTGGTCGCATGAGATTGCATCGCGCCGAGTTCTTCCATCTCACCAGGCACAGACACAACCTGAGACTTCTTCTCCCGCACATGGCCGCAGTTGGTGCAAGTGTCCGATCCACTCGGCCACAGAGCCTCGCAGACGGGGCAACTGGAGTCTTTCTTCTCCTTCTCGGAGGGTTCTTTCTTGGCCTTCTCCTTGCCGTCATCCAACTCATGGACACCGTTTTGGAAGATCTCCTCCCAATCATCTCGGAATCGAAGGTAGTTGCCGGAGTGGTCGAGCCAAACCGCGAACTCTTTCCCGGGTGAGCCGCGCATGATCCGGCCCATCTGTTGGATGTGAGAGGACAGAGACTTTGAGAAAGGCCGAGCAGAGATACCAATCAGGACATCGGGAACATCGAAGCCTTTGGTCAGGATGTCGGTGGCAATCAGTCCGTGAATCTCTGTGTCGGGCTTGCTGAAATCCTCGATCACATCCCGCTTGAACTGATCGTCGTCCTTGTACGAAATGGATATGAAGTTGTAGCCCTGCTCTGCGAACTTCCGCATCAGGTCTGTGCCGTGATCTACCCCTGCACAGAAGACGATGGTCTTGACTGGCTTGCCAAAGATCTCGTGAGTCTTCTTCACCCACTCAGCAACGATGTCCCCGGTGATGACCATGCCCCGCTTGGTGACCTCATCCTGCGACCATTCACCAGCAACCTTCTTCGCACCTTCCATGTTGATCTCTTTGGAGATGAACACGCGAAGGGGAACCAAGACCTTCTGCTCCACCAAATCTTTGGTGGTGACTGTCGAGATAACATTCTCGTAAATCTTGCCGAGTCCCTTGGTGAAAGGGGTGGCGGTCAGACCAATGACACGGACATCGGGGTTGGCCTTGATGAACTCGACTGTCTGCTCCCGGGTTTGGTGGGCCTCGTCCACGATGAGAAGGTTCAGCCCGGGAAAAGAGCCGCGCCGCTCAAGGGTCTGAGCAGAACAGACTTGGATGTTCTCGTAAGGACGATATCTCCAATGCCCTGATTGCAGCACCCCATGATCGATGGAGTACCGCTCCAAGCGTTGGCTTGTCTGATCACACAGGATGATGCGGTCAAGAAGCATCGCGGCCTTGTTGCCCTTGACTTTTGTCGCGTTAAGCAAAGCAATCGCCATCTCTGTTTTCCCTGCGCCAGTTGGGGCGTAGAGGATCTGACTGCGCTTGCCCTGCGCGAAGCCCTGACGGAGAGCCTCAAGGGTTTGCTCTTGATATGGTCTAAGGTTCAGTCCCATGATCTGCTATTGAGTTCTCTCCATGCTGTTGCGGCACAGAGGGGTACTTGTCCATTGCCGATTGCTTTAAGTCTGTCCACCCTGGCGGCCACCCCATCAGCCACTCGACCCAACTCGGGTTCAAAGTGCCACCAATCGGGCGACCCAATTCCTGTTGGACTGCGTTGGGAAGTTGTCCCATCTGAGCACGCTTGCCCTCGCTGATCTTGCGTTGAGTCGCCTCGAAACCGTTGGCTCCCTTGTAGTCCCGGGTTGCTGGCGTGGGCCAATGAACTGCCGTCCCAAGGTTCGGACTCTTTCGGTTGCCCTGCTTCGGGCCGGAATCCTTCCAGTCCCGGGCGTTTGGTGTGGGCCACAAGCCAGAACCTGTCCCGTTGGTGGGGCGCACCGACATCGGCTGCTCCCATAACAGTCCATCGCGAGTCATACCCGAGCGCGGCAAGGTCGCCAACGACTCGGGTTCCTCCGAGAGAAGTGAGCATTGGGCTGTTCTCCACGAAGACGAAGCGTGGTCGTACTTCGCCAACCACCCGCGCCATCTCTCGCCACATCCCTGACCGCTCCCCGTCGAGTCCATCCCCGTTGATGTTGGCAATGGAGATGTCTTGACAGGGAAAGCCGCCCGATACGACATCAACAATGCCTCGCCACGGTCTTCCGTCAAAGGTTTGAATGTCATCCCAAATCGGGAAAGGCGGGAGAAGGCCGTCGTTTTGTCGGGCGCACAGTACGCTTGCGGGATATGGCTCCCATTCGACGGCGCAGATGGTTCGCCATCCAAGGAGTTTGCCCCCAAGGATGCCTCCACCAGCGCCCGCGAAAAGAGCCAACTCATTCAACGCCTGCCTCTTTCAACTTCTTCTGAAGCATCTTGATCTGCTTCTTCATCTGCCCATTCTCAGATTGGAAGGTGTCGCGGCTGACAGTCAGGGCTTGGTTCTCGATCTTGAGAAGCCTGATCTCCTCGCGGAGTTCCTCAATCAACTTCTCAGCCGACTGCTTCTCCTCGGGCGTAGCCTCCATCAGTTCGATGGCAAGCCGCTGCGTCAACTTCTGATTCTGAACGACCAACTCATCGATGACCTCCTGCTTCTGATCGTGCTCTTCGATCTCAGGTTCGACCTCGACGGGCTTCTCTTTCGGCTCGGCCTTGGCCTTGGAAGTGGTAACGTTACCAGTCTCGGGCTTCTGCATCGCAGCCCGCATCTTCTGCACGAAGGGGTGCGAAACGTGGCACTGGCGGGCGATCTCCCGGTCTGACCACTCAGACCACTCGATGTCCTCAAGCATGGTCATCACGGCCTTGCGCTTGTCCTCAATGGATCGACGCAGACCATGAGAATGGTTGGCCGACAGGGAGTACAGCACCGCATCCCGAAGAGTCCCGGTGATCACATCGCAGTTGATCGAAGCCTTGCCTGCGTGTTGAGCCGCGAGCAATCGGTGAAAGCCGTCTGCCAGGTAGTATTCCGTCCCGTCATGCACGACGGAGATGGGCGGGAACTCCACGCCTTCCTTGAAAGACTCGGCGTACTCGCTGACGACGACCTGATCCAACTTCTCGCGAGACTGCGTGCCGCCATCGATGCGGATGGCCTTGATGTTGACTGACTTGATCACTCCATGTCCTTTCGTTGTTTGGGAGGGGTGCATAGTACTGCGAACGGGCATCGCTGTCAACGGGTAGGTTCACCCACTTGTCATCAGGTAGAAAGATGTATAAGATGGCCGCTCACTTCAGGAGAGAACATGGAAAAGCACCCCCCGGTCTGGCCCTTCCCGACCTACAAGGGTCAGCCATACAAGAAGCCGAAGTTCGATCCGTCGAAGTGTCCACCAGCACCTTTTTAAGGAGAGATAAATGAACGACACATTGACCACGATCTTGATTGGAGCCAGCGTAATTGCTTGGTTTACGCACATCTTTACCTGCTTTGCAGAGGGTCTGTGGGGCTTCCTGATTGCCGGAGCCTTGCTCTTCCCCATCGGCATCCTGCATGGCTTCTATCTGTGGTTTAGGTGAGGCAACCATGAGCAACGACGCAAAGAAGACGATGCCCTGGATTCCCGTGGGGCATCCTGATTTCAAGTGGCGATCAGGCGCGGATGTGCAGGCTACATGGCATCGCTACACCGGATGGACTCCGCCAAGCGCAGGCCGGGAACCTGTGTATGTTGAGACTCGCACGCCGGATTGGGCGAAGGTCAGGAGGGTGAAGTGATGCACCGCTATGAAGACGACGGCATGGATTTATTGGGTTGCGTTGCCGCGATTGCGATAGCCGCAGTCATCTTCCTTGTGATCTTCATAGGAGTGAAGCATGGAATTTGAGACAACTTGTTGCGACATCCCTTGCATCGTCCGAGTGACTGCATGGGAACCGTACCGCCCGGCCTTCATCAGCGGCCCGCCAGATAACTGCTACCCCGCTGAGGGTGGATGTGGGGAGTGGGAGTTATTGGACTTGGATGGCAATCCGTCTGCGGAGTTGGACGAGTTGGTTCGTACCTATCCGCAGGTTGAGAGAAACATCGATCAGGAAGTGTTTGACTTCATGGAGGGCACATGAAGTGGCTCGGTGAATTCATCGTCTTGTACTGGCTGATCACCGTCTTGGTCGTGGTGTTCCTCGCCCCGTTCGTGACGCTGATGATTCTGCTGACTTACTTGTGGGGGATGGTATGAACAACACTCAACTTGAACTTGGTCTTGCGTTGCGTGATGAGGGTGCAAAGATTGCACTGGCGAATGCCGGAGATGACTGGCACAACACGGCAATCATTCTTGTCCTCAAATACTTTGCCGCCGCAGGATGGAAGGGCGCTCTGTTTGAAGATGCCCGTGAGTACGCCATCAAGTGCGGGATCAGCGCACCTCCTTCTCCCAATGCTTGGGGGGCAGTAGCCCTGGCCCTGAGTAAAAGAAACCTCATCACCAGGACTGGAGTCATGCTGCCAAGCAGGGCCGTCAGAAGCCACGCCCGGGCGCAACCAGTCTGGCGTTTAACAAACATTTAGGAGAAGAAATGACCCGCGACGAGATCATTGACATGGCAAACAAGGCGCATGCCTACATCGACCGTCACTTCTTGGTTGCTTCTAGCACGGGCATCGCTTCGTTTGAACACTTTGCTCGACTGGTGGCAGAGCGAGAGCGCGAGGCGGTGCTCGACACGATTGACGAACTCATGGGCATGGAGCGTGAGCGGCACCCCATGTTTTCCGAAGGCTACGACCACGCTCTGCTGCATCTCAAAAAGTTTGTTAGCGCAAGGGAGAAGAAATGAGTAAAGGTTTGTTCGATGACGTACCCCTCCACAACCCAGACCGAGACAAGGCTTGGGAGCGGATCATCAAGCGCAAAGACATGAAGGCGATGATGAAGAAGGGCGAAGGGTTCAAGTTCCCGCTTGATGGTTCCTACGACCTGTGGTGCATCGCATGGAGTTTGGCATGGGGCGCAGGCGCAAAGGCCGGATGGGAAGCGCGTGAAGAGTACGAGAAGGAGAAGAAATGAGCGGCGACCACAACGCAAACCAGAAGCCCAAGCAGACCAAGGAAGAGCGTGAGTACCACCGCAAGCGGGGGGCCGAGATACTGGCGCAGATACAGGCGGCTAGGGAACCAAAGCAGCACGTGTCTGAGAGGTCGGTGCGGGTGACCATCGGCATGATGAGAACCCTCGCAAACAACATCCCCATCAGCCCGTTCCATTTACACGCCGCAGATCAGATGGAGCGGATGTTGGACGAACTACTTCGACTGAGGAAAAAACATGACAGACAAGAAACTGAAACTTGAGATTGCACCTGGAGCCTTCGACAACTTTGAAGGCACGCAGGAGGAACTGAACGAGATGATGGCCGCGATTAAACAGATGATGGAGGACGGCACTCTGTTTGAGAACTCGACAGAGGTTCCCCCCGAGGAGGCCGAACTCATCTGGCAGCGGCTTGGCAACATAAAGGATCGGCAATGAACCACATCACCCTGCTGATGCGCTGCCATGCACTCTTGCGTAGAGTTGATACCGTCACGCCCGAAGGCCGGCTCACCCTGGACGGGGACAGACTGGCCAAAGAGATCACCGACTACATCAACCAGATCGGCAGTCACCACCACGACTGCTGGGCGCACGGGCCAGAGCACTACATATGCGCCTACGAACGAGTCAAGCAACTAGAGCAGCAGATCAAGGATCAACAGGATGTTCAAACTCCCGCAGTACACATGGGACAAGGATCGTGAACTCTGCAAGAGATGTAAGCATTACCGACCGAGCCAAGACAGTGCTCGCATCTACTCTGGCAACTTGGTCATGCGCTGCGCCGCCAACCCCTTCACCGCCAGCAACGGCATCGGTACCTGCATCGACAACCGCACAAGAGGGCCGTGCGGAAAGGACGGGCGCCTGTTCGTGAGCGCCGACAGTTCCAATACCCCTCAACCCCCTGTTTATCACCCAAAGGCTCCCCCTACCCCACCGTGATTTTTGTGCACTGCACAACGGCGAGGATGGGAGAGGAAGCCTTTGGTGTGTATCACCCCCTTGCGGGAACCTCATGTGCCATTTCAGACACCCCCGGGCTTGAGGTTTCGGCGAGCCCCGTGGATTCTTTCGGATCTGCCCCGGCTCAGTTCAAGACTGGCTTACCACGTCCCTCTTCCCTTCCGCGCCACCAAGGTTGGAGTGCTTGCTATCGTGCGGAGTACGGGCGAAAAAAAACCGCTAGAACAGACCCCGTTGGCGTCGCACCCTGTAGTGGCAGGATGGAACCCCATAAGGGGTCGGAGTCTGATCTAGCGGCTCTTCCTGCCTGACGCCAATCAAAGCAGTAAGCGAATTGTGGGGGAAAGAAATCCCCCTTGTCAAGCCCCCCAAATACGACATCGTGTCGCATTTGAAAAAAAAGACCCCGCCGGAGCGGGGGTCAACCTTTCTCAAGGAGGAGAGTAAACCAAAGAACGATGCGCTCTCATCAAACGCGAGGCCATGTTACTCCTGTGGTCGGATAACTTCAAGTAATTCGACCTTGACAAACCCGCCGATTTCATCAGACTTTTTGATGGTGATCTCCCACTGGCTGTCGTCTACCTGAAGCACGTCCACCAGGCCGTCGATCCCGGCCTTGAACCGGGCCAGACAGTTGTCCAGATCGATAGCCCTGCGAGAGGGAGGATGGAACGTCAGGCTCACATGCAGCCCCTTGGCATCGATCCGTCTGGCCCCCTGAGAGATGGCCGTCCAGGCGCACGCCAAACGGTACTCCTTCTTGGCCTTCGCCAACTTAGCCCAGTGCACACGGGCGTTGGGACTGAGGGTCGTCGGGGGCCACGGCATGATGAATCTCATGGAAAACACCTACTCAAGTGGTAACGTTACCACCTAGCAGTTAGGTTGCTAGGGGTGTTGACAGATGCATTTCTGCCTGATACATTGTACCCCAAGCCATCAGTCAGTGCCCTGCATTTCGGCGCAAAGAGTAGAGCGGCGATGACGTGCAAAGTTAGTCGGAGAGAGGATCAGCAACGCGGAGAGTTCATTGCGGTGAACTGTCCGGGTCGCAAGACCCAACTGCAAAGCACCAAATGAAGGGGCATTGCACCGAAGCGGGAATCAGAGACGAGCAACGCGGACTGCTTCTGATGGGAGCAATCCGGGTCGTTTGATCCAAGTGGATGGCAAAACATTGCACAGAAGGGAAGGGCTCTACTAGGCATCGCAGGGAACCGGCAAGCAACTCTGAGCAACGCGGCCAGTCTCTTATGGGGACTAGCCGGGTCGCTTGACCCAAGTGCATTGCACAGAAGGCAAGGGAAGCGATTCGCAACGCAGGGCACCGGACGTCAACGAAGAGCAACGCGGCCAGTCCATCACGGTGGATTAGCCGGGTCGTTTAGATCCAAGCGGAAAGGGCCGAACATGGCTGAGCTGCAATGCATAGAGTGGTTCTTGAGGGCGCTGAACTTCAGAGCAGAGCATTTATAAGCAACGCGGCCTGCATCCTATGGGTGCAAGCCGGGTCGTTTAGACCCCAGTGGAGTGCGCGGAAGTTAAAGGCGTTGCATAGAAGGGTGTAGCAGCGCAAAGAACATGGTCGATAAGTAACGCGGACTGCCTCTCTTGAGGGGCATTCCGGGTCGCTTAGACCCATAAGGTATGCAGAGATTCGACGAGCACTGAACTGGATAGATCCGGATTGATAAGCAACGCGGCCTGCTTCCACTGGGAGCAAGCCAGGTCGCTTAGACCTACTGGGCCGGAATCCTCCGGCACTTTCATCAAACCAAAGGAGAAGAGTAATCATGTCGATGAGAAACGCAAAGATCAGCATCACTGGCGTCAGCCCCCTGCTGATGAACAACCCGCAGACCGTTGATCGTTTCAACAAGTTCGCCAAGCGCATGGCCGCAATCAACGCCAAGAAGACACGCCGCACAGACGACGACTACCTTGAGTTGCGCGACCTGGAGATGGAAAGCAAGTCCTACTTTGACGAAGAGATCGGCGTGTACGTGCCGTCCTCATGGGTCAGCGAGGCCATCGCAACCGCTGCCTTCCGCGTAGCCAAGATCAGTCGAGCCGACATCCGTGGTGCCATGTTCACCACCGAAGACAAGGTTCGCCTGACCTACCGGGACATGGACAAGGTCAAGAAGATCGAAGACATCGTGAAGAACCAAGCCTTCCGTATCGTTCTCAATCTGCCACAGGGTCAGACCCGTCTTGCCAAGGCGTTCCCAATCTTCCATCACTGGTCGTTTGAGACTGCCGTGGAATTCGATGACAAGATCATTGACCCGGATTCACTGAGCCGGATCATCGACCACACCGCTCGATACGGTGGCTTCGGTGACTTCCGCCCCAAGTTTGGTCGCGCTTCTGCGGAGATCAAGCATGTCTAATCGTGAAGCCTACAAGGACTTCTACGCCAACCTCAACGAGATGAACCTGTTGGAATACGGGGCCATCATCCCAACATCAACAGTCCACGAACTGTTGAGTATTGAGATGCCAGCCTCCGCTCCCAAGCGGGTCTACGATCAGTTGGCACTGTTTGAACTGGCCGCTATCGACTACGTTCGCAACATCCTGCTCAGCCAAGGCAAGTATCTGACTGGCACCTCGACTGGATACCGCGTCCTGTTGCCCAGCGAGAACGCAGAACAGGTTGAGTTGTACATGGAAGCCGCTGACCGGAAGTTGTCTCGCGCTCTCAAGTTGAGCCGCAACACTCCGCAAGAAGCCAAGCGCATGCCCGATCAAACCGAGGCCCGCATCCTGATGAAACGCAGCGGCATCCGCCGCATGGAGGCGCAGCCATGAAACTGACCAACAAGTTCAACCTTCCTCAGACGTTCATCAACGTCATCCATCGTCCGACCTACAGCAAGGGCGAGTCACACATCTCAGCCACTGAGTTGTTGACCTCACCCCGGATCGTGCAGTTGAAGCACAAGCACTGGGAGGAGTTGGAGACTGATGCGTCTGAGATGGTGTGGCAACTGTTTGGCTCCGCCGTTCACGGCATCTTGGAGCACGGCAAAGACGATCACCACATCGTTGAGCAGCGCCTGTTCACCGAGTACAAGGGTTGGACTCTGTCGGGTCAGATGGATCTTCAGGAAGTCTTTGAGGACGGCATCATCATCTCCGACTACAAGGTCACTGGCGCGTGGTCGGTGATGAATGAGAAGCAGGATTGGCATAACCAACTCAACGTCTATGCGTGGCTCATTGCCAGGGCCAAGGGCGTACCCGTCAAGGGCGCACAGATCATCGCCATCATCCGCGACTGGTCGGCCCGTGAAGCACAGACCAAGGAAGGTTATCCTCCGTCCCCCATCGCAACCATCGAGATCCCTCTGTGGTCGTATGAGGAGCAGGAAGCCTACATCAATACCCGTCTGGCCCTGCACAACGAAGCGTACTTCGCTACCCACGCTGGTGGAGATATGCCCGAGTGCACGTCAGACGATATGTGGGAGAAGAAGACCAGTTACGCCGTCAAGAAGGACGGCAACGTGCGAGCCAAGAGTGTCCATGAGACACGCGAAGCAGCAGACGAAGCCCTCGCCCAGGCGCAATCAAAAGCCAAGAAGGGTGAGAGTTTCATCTTGGAAGTGAGAGAAGGTGAACGGACGCGGTGCAAGTCGTACTGCCAAGTCAGCCAGTTTTGTAACCAGTATCAGACCTATCTGAAGGAAAAAGAAAATGCAAGTCAACCTGAGTAACGAAGACATCAAGACCATCGTCAGCGCCCTTGTCAGCCGTCCGTGGTTGGAGGTCAATGAC